CGGGGGATCAATCTCCCCCGCCTCCTAAATTACTGTTATTGATAATTCTATTATATACGGAAACCAGCCTTGATTTCCGCCTTTCTCTAGAAATGTCCTTCCAGAATACATCTATATTCTGAGCGACAAACTCATCCAATGAAAGTTTGACCACCTCGGACTCTATAAATGTGACTCCATTAATTCTCATTGTACCCATTGTTCAATTCCAATGACCCCATCAGCCTGTAAAATAGAAGGAGATTTAAGCACCGGCACACCTCCTGTCGCTGTAAGCACACCGTTACTGTATTCCAGTGCTGATGCACCAGAAACGACCGTTGAAGCCTTCTCAGACAATATAGGTCCATAATATGCAGTAAGATCCGTGCGGTCATAATGATCCACGAGCTTATATGCCTTTTCAGAAGATGTCATTTTGACAAACTCAACGTAATTCAATCCCTTGAGAACATTTTCCAAATTGACACCCGCTTGCTTTACAGACATGTTTTTCATCATCTTCTCGGTATCGGAATACATCGCATTAAACGCAAGATAAGCCTTCTGACCGCTTGAATCATAAGCCTGTCCTGTAGGGTAAACACCAGATAATGCAAAACCCGCAAGTTCATCTGTCCCGTCATCTTCTCCGTAGATTACATTATTCTTGTCAAAAACATACATATCAAACAATGTATCCTTGTTGGCTACAAGATTAGCTTGTAAAGCTAGATTAAACTTACGCAACGTGAATGTATCCGTCCTTGCCGAATAGCCCGTTATTTCCGACCCGGCATAACCATTTTCTGTTGTATTGGGTTCACCGCCGCTTACCGCGTATTCCGAAAATCCTGTAATAGGATAAATTCTGTCCGGATAATCAGCATGACAGGCTCCCTCCAAAGCCTCAGCAGTCAATCCTTTGGGCAGTTTTTTGCCATGAATGACCAATATAACACCTGCGACCTTGTCCGGTTGCAGGGGGCAGTAACTCATTCCAGTATTAAATCCGGACGTGCTGCCGCACTCTCTAATATCTGTTCGCATAACAATTCTGATTTTTAACTGTTAAATCCAAATTCTTTATTTCAATAGCATCTATCTTTTCGCCAACTTCCTTACCGTCAACATCAACAGCGCCACGTCTTCCAAAACTATAATTTTCTGAATATGTATGGCTTACAATACCGGAGTAACCGAAATCAAATTTATCACATTTTTTTAACTCTTCTATGAATCCGTAATACAAAGGTCGAAGAATACCTTCAAAAGATATCTCACGACGTTGTTCATTTGTATACTTTTCCAGTGTATTGGTAGCGATTATTATGTTTACAGATGCCTTACAAAAATAATTCTCACTATCCCTTTCCTCGTCTAAGGGAACATACAGCCCTATCATTGGGAATTTTCCCGATGCTGTCACCCTGCTTTTCCCAAGAAGAAGAAGTGTTTCCCTTATATAAGAACTGTCACCATATATGTAATTTATCTGTTGATCCATTCTTTTTGACAAGGAAGCACATACATCTGATATTATATCAATTATCATAACCCAAAGGAATTAATTGTTTCCATCAATTCGAAATCGGTGGCGATATCCGGATAGTCCGCATTATTGCCTTGAAGCCATCTCACAAGTCTGATATTCATTCTTACCATGTCGTTCCATGCAAACATCATTTTCCTTTCGGGACTTACAAGACGGCCATCATCTCCATCAGCCTTCACTCCTGTAATAGTCGCCTGAGTGTGATTATGTCTCAAGTAATGGAAGTATATATAGTTGGCGATGGGGGATTTGGAAATCTCCCTATCGCCATCACTATATTTCATGACAAGATGCGCTATAAGATCATCCCATCTTTTTTCCTTAGTTTTTCCATCGTTGGAAATATAGGATGAGAATTCCTTATACAACTTTTCCCCTAGGAGCTTCTCTAAATATTCCGGCTCATATTGCATTACAAAGCCTTGAAGGCTGTCAACAATTGCCTTATTAGTCTCAGAAGGAGTATGTATATTCAATACTGCACCTTCGATATCAAGAATACCACCTTGGAAAAAAGTATAATCCACCAACATTACACAATATCTTTGAGGTTCTTCTTTTTATTGAACAAATCTTCAGCACCGATTTTCTTAGCGTCTTCCATCAATTCCGAAGGAACAGTGGCAACACGTCCATCTTGGAAGAACTTACCTGCAAGTAACATATTAACACTTACTTTATCACCTTTTTTATAAACGGCCCCGTCCTTTGCGAACTCAACCTCATAAGTTTTAGTCAAATTTACTTTCATAATGTTTAATAAATTTATCCGCCAATACTGGCAGGGGTTATAGTTTCAATAACGGTCGCAATCTTATCCCTGACAAATGCAGTTTTATATTGCTTTTTAATATACGCCATAAGACGTTTTTCACCAAGGATAGTCACCATATTTTTAGTGAAATCATCATTTTCCCATCCAAGTGTAATGGTAAGAACCCATACATCACGGATGTTAAGATAGTTAAAATCGCCAACCCAAATCTCACCTTGTTTGATTGCAGTGCTGGTTTCCACTTTCAAACCTTGAATCAGTTCATCACCAATACGGAAAGGACGGAGATATTGTCCATTAACATCCTTAGTCAACTGCATCTGTGCATAGTCAAGAGGATGCATAAGCACAAGGTTTGGACGATAAGCCATATTGGACATTGATACAATCTGTGTATACATACCAACAATAACATCATAAGTGTTGGGTTTCTCTACTTTCAGATCTGTCAAAGAGAATGTAGGTATATCACCCTCAATCCCTTTAATCTGACCGTCGGAACCAGTACCGGACAGAATGCCTTCTTCTTCTTTTAGCCCAATACGATTGATAATCTCGGCCCTAACCTCCGCAACTAACTGGGGCAAATCAGATAATGTTTCTTCGGATGTCTTTGTTCCAAGAGCCACCTTACCGGCATTGATAGTAACTTCTGCTAATGTACCGCTCATCATAGGCTTAAGACCGCCTTCTGGAACCCATTCGGCTTCTCCTCCACCCGGATTGAACTCCGCATAAGTCAATGATCGTGTAGATATTGCTGCCACATTCGCAAATTTACGGATTACAGTCTGAGAGCGTGGTTCAACAGACAATTGATTATCAATAGTCATATTATAATGTGGTGCCGTATTTGTACTTGTCACAGGAGATACATCTTTTCTGTTGACAACAATCGTAAGGTTTTTCTTAAATCCTATAGACTGCTTACAAGCCGTTTTCAAGTCCACAGTTTTCTCTCCATGCTTGCCTACTGTGATGAAATCCTTCAGTTGCTCTTCAATCTGTTGGTCTACAGACTTGAACACCATTTGCCCGTCTTCATTCTTATGCATTGCACCTTTCATGCGAACGATTATCTCTTTCATCTCACCAAGTTCCTTACGCACTGTTTCCAATTCCTTTTCGGAATCTATCTTTTGAGAAACCTCATTTAATTTATCCTCAAAAGTTTTTTTGTCGATAGTATCGTCCATGAAATCGCCTACAGTAGCGTTTATTGCGTCCTGCAACGCCTGTAATGACTTCACGGAAACCTCATCCATTACCGACAAATCAATTTTGCTTAAAAAGTCAAATTTCATGCTTCTTTAAGTTTTAAAGGTTTTGTAAATAGTTTTATTTTTTCATCGGCTCCCTCTTCATCAAGTGGCTTGTCTGCCGGCTTGTATCGAGCGAGTGACATCGCTTTTCTTACTAACATTTGGATTTCCTCCCTCTTTCTTATCGGAAGTCCTTTACATACATCACTTATTTCAACCGGAAGTGACTCCAACGCACTTTCATATTCTTCTGCCGATTTCAGACCAAGATATTCAGTTTCTCCGTTACATCCTATGGACACTACGGATATCTCATACAGAATGACTTCCTTTACAACCAGGCAATCACGTTCCCTGTCATATTCACATTTTTCCCATACATAACTATAACCTATAGAGAACTGGTTCAAAGTGCCACTTTCAAGCTGCTTCAACGCTTGATTTCCTCTTTCCACATCATCAATAGACGCTTCAAAGTAAAGCCCTTTCTCATCTTCTTGCAGAAGCGTAATGCGTCCTATAGGCTCATGCATGTCATGCATCCACAACATGATAATCTTATCATTAGCAGAACTTCCCGGGCCTCTCTCCTGTATGCTTTTTGAAAAACAACCTTTCAGGAGCATGTCACCGGACTTATCAATGTTATTGAAAACCGCAGCATAACCACTGATAGTTCTACTGCCAGAATCATATTGTATCTCCTTTGCATAAAAAGCTAAGGATTTATACTGCTTCCCCAACCTGTTCTTGTATTTGCTTGTCTCCATCATTATTTATTTCACTTTTAAATTCTCCCTTAGGGTTATCAGGATCAATATCTGTAAAATTGGACATTTCGGTTCTTGCTTCTTCAAAAGTAATCAGCCGATTGTTATACAATGAAGCTACAGCATTAGAGGCTGTAGACAAGGCATCCGCCAATTCTTTCATATCCTTTTGAAGGCAAGGGACATGAGTGAAGTCCATTTTGATTATTGCCCTGTCCTTACATATAGCATTAGTCAGAACCTCTGTTATAGATTCACTGTCAGGGATAATAAGATCCTGATATGCCGCTTTCTTTGCTTGAGAAGAGTTATCATAAGTACTTCCTTGTATAATCAGATTGGGGTCAAAGCCTATCGTCTGAGCTATCGCTTCCAAACACGCCTTATCCTCCTCATGAAGCTTCAATTGGTCTGTATTTGACCCCAATGTAATCCACCCTAGTTTCTTAGGAGTCACCATGATTTCATACAACTTATGCACTATACCATATTTCCTTTTGAAATCATCCTGCAATTTCTTGGATTCAGACGGAGTAATAGCTGCATTCCCTACGTCAGTCGTATCATTCCCGTATAGTATCCCTTTAGGTCCTCCATTAACAATAAGGTTTCCTCTCCCTATCAGTTGAGCCATATAGTTTCGAGTATGAGTAGATAATGCGTCCACAGGGGAGTGGAAGGTAATTCTCCCTCCATTATTACTTGGAATATCCATTATCGAATCGTATATGACAAAATACTCCTCATCACCAAGTTCTATATTCTCATTTCCCCAACGTATATATACCTTACTAGCAATTGAAGAAAGCTCTGTTTGAGTAAACGGGCCCTTACCGAATGATTCCATGTAGAATAATTCGGGAGGTATTACCATCATGGATTTAGGGAGATCAGACTTTAAAGCTCTTAGTGTATAGACAGGGCAAAATCCGAAACACTTCAAAGATATCTCAATCTGCTTTATAAAAGAACGCCCACTCTGTATCACATTCGGACGATTCAAAAGAGTCACAATGTCTTTAAAACTCCTCTTCTCGTTTCCGTTAATATCCGTCACATAATACCGCCCATTCTGCATCATTCTTCCGCAATGATCTAGAACCATTGCAAACGGCCAACATCCATGTAAGGCTCTTGATTTCCCTTCAACGGTCGACATGTCAAAATCCATATTCCCTCTATTGTCAGAAAACAGATTTTCCACCCATTTAGGAACATAAATAAAATTACCACCATCATCTTTACCATGATAAGTAGCATCACTATACATATCCTTATTCGACTTCTTTAAAGAAGGTATCTTAAACCATTGTTTCATTGTTCAACAATAAAGGCAACCGCCGTTATAATACAGCAATTGCCTCCACAGTGATCACGTTCTAAAAGTGGGTATGGTGTAACTTCACACCATGAAGGCTATTGCCTGCTACAAAGGAACAAATTAATTTATTTATTAACAAACAATTTAAATATTATTTTTGTTTAATCCAAATTAAAATAACAGATTATACAACATATATTTTATTAACCTTTTTTCCATGTGGATACAACCTGTTTGATATCTTTGCTATTGTCTTCTTGGGAAAATGGGATAGAGAGTAGGGCGTGGATTGAACGGCTGCTGTGCTTTTTGCTGGCGGTCGTTCCTTTTTTGTATTCTTATTTGCGAAAGAGAGAAGCAATATTTATCTTTGTGGAAGCGTGTGAAGATGCACGCCAC